GTAAACACACAGATAGCAAAGGATAGAGCTACTGTACTGGATTCAAAAGCACCGGTAACAGATAGACTCTCTGCATTACTGCATCCAGCAATAGCACAACTAAAAGCCCCCATCAATGCAGCGGCACAGATTCCGGGCGGGATTATTGGTGGTATTGAAGGTGCAGTTAAGGGTGTTAATGCCAGCCTTCATGGAGAGGATGGGGGTAAAATTGGGCTAGAAGCTATGCAGAAGCGTATGCAAAAGTTTACTCCATTTGACTCCACTAATGATCCTTTACTGCAGATGTATGGCTCTCCCATGGCGGCTACTGGAGCTGCCCTAGAAGGGACGGGGGCGGGCTACGGTGAAATGGCTAAACTTGCTACAGGAGACCAGCAGTTTGGTACTGACATCAGTAATGCAGTACAACTTGCAATGGCAGGTGGGATGGCATTAGAGGGTGTGGCCAAACCTGTTGCTAATATTGCTGAGGCCCGTAGGACTTCTGCAGATGCCACCCTGAAGACACAACAGGATGTAGCTTTACAGCAAGCAGCAGCTAAGGCTGCACAGGACCAAGCAGCACAAGCACAGATAGCTGATCAGGCTCGGTATGAAGCACAAGGACCAAAGCTATTTGATCAGCCTACTGATGCAAATATTGGACCTGAAAATCCTCCTGTACCTGTTGAGAATACACTAACCAATCTTACACAGGAAGCCCCACTACCAGATATTCCAGTTGTGTCTCCTGAGATTGCTCCATATGATCCAATGGAATATCGTACAAGCATATACTCCTCTGCTAATAGGGCGCCTTTTGCTCGACGTGATGCAATTCCTGCAGAGCCTCTCAGCCCTAATCAGCCTTGGTTTGGAGAAGACAACCCTAACAATGCTCTTCCTACTATTGGTAGTAAAGGAAACTGGAGGAATACTCCACAGGTATTGGTAGACACCCCTCCTGAAAACTCACAGTTTAAGTTTAGTGAGCCTAGTCCAATACAGAAGCAGGTTGAAGACTACGCAGAAAATAATGCTGTACAGTTTCCTTCTGATTTGAACTACTACAAGTCAAGTCTTCCTGAATTATTTCCTGAAGCTCAGGCTGCAAATGCACAGATCATGAATGCGGCATCTCCTTCTGTAGAACCTGCTAATAAGGTTGCTACTGTAACTCCTCTAGAGGATTCAAAAGGATTCCAACAGGCATTTGGTTATGCTCGTGATAATGTATCTGATGTGTATACTGATGTACAGAAGGACATCTCTAAGTCTTCTGATATTCCCAAGATGGTTGGTCGTAGGAATGTACTTACCCAAGGTGCAGCTATGCGTAGGGTCATGCAAGATAATCCTGCATATGTCTGGGGTTCTAAAATGATTGAAACTGGAGGGAGGAAGGCGAAGTTGGCTGCTGAAATGGCGGAAAGAAACATCTCTACCAAGTTCAATAGTCTTAAGTGGTTTGATGGGATTAATACTGCTCGTGATGGTATCATGCAGTATATTAGGGGAGAAGAGGGAAGTTCTCCGCGTGTTAAGGCTTACATGGACTCGATCAGTGCTGAGATGGATAAGCTGTACGATAGAGTTAATGACGCCTACAAACAGAAACAGATTGACGATGGTATTGCTGTACCAAAGGATTTGCCTAATATGGATAATGGTAAGTACTTTGGTAGATCTTGGAAGGGCAAGTATGAATCTCTTGTAACATTAACAGATAAAGATGGCAAGCATGTATCTATGCCTGTTCGTATTTCTGGAGATAATATAAGAACTTTTAATCAAGCATACAAGTACATCACACAGCACCCAGAAGAATATGGATTTGACTCTAAGTCGCATTCTGTAACTATGACAGAACCTGCTCCACGCACTCGTGGGTTTACTGGTGAAAAGACTGGAACACAAAGTCTACTAGAACAGTACAAAACTGACTTAGCAATTACTGCTGGGGATCAGGCAATACTGGATAAGTTAGGTATGAAGGATGTGCAGAATGCTTGGAAGGATGCATATAACTATCAAGGGCACACACAGGCCCGTATGGGTGTTCGTGGATGGGCAGGTGATGAGCCTTGGCTTAATCCTAAAGAACAGGCTACAAGGGCTATTGATTCCCTTACTAGTCAGTTACAGGGTGGTCACCTGTTCACAGAAGCACAGAAGGCCAGTAGACAACTGAGTGCCCTTAAACAAGACTTCTTAGCACAAGGAAAAGTTAATCTGCCAGAAGTACTACAGGAGTATTACGACAGTCACTATGGTGTAGTTACTAACGAAACTCTGGATAGTCTTGGTAGGTATATTTCTGAGAAAGTTGACTTGAATAAATATGTTGGTAATCCAGCAATTAATTCTAGGTCGGTCACTAATTTCGCCAGAGATATGAAGAAGTGGCTAACTGCTAAGGTACTATCTAATACCAGCACAGCAATTGTGCAGGGCATTCAAGGTGTGCAGAATGCAGCAGAAGTTAATACCCGCTTAGCAGCTGCCCGTATGGCTTATACTAAGCTAGGTGTGCAGGGTAAGTTGATGTTGATAAAACCACTAGTTATGGCTATCGGAGATGCAGCAGCAAATACAGCTCGTATGGGTAAAGAGGGTTGGAATCATAAGATGGGTATTGATAACCCACGAATGGCTGGGGACACACTAGGACAACGTATGTGGCAGTACATGAAAGATAATGGCATTGCAGATACTTATGCAGCCGATCTTAATGTATCACATAGTGGGAGTTATGGAAGTGAAGCAGTTAATTCACTTGCTAATGTGATTACACGTACTCCTGACTTGGTTGGTCGTTCTTACTTTTTTACTGCGGTGTCTAGAGCATTCATTGAATCTGGTGTTCCTGAAGCTCGGGCATTTGAGTATGCTAAGCATATGTCAGAAGTTATGATGAATTCCTCACTTAAAGCTAATCAGCCGCGTTGGTTGAAGAAGGCTGGTGTGCTGGGTGAGGGTGCTGGTAACCTGCGTACCTTTATGTTCAATGAGCTTACTAAGCTATATGGTGATGCAAAGTTCATGAATCAGCCGGGTGCAAAAGCTGCCTTTATGGTTAAGATAGGAATGATGCTTGGTCTTGGTGGTATTATGGCGATTCCCGGATTGAACTACATGGCGGGTATCTATGATACTTTGAAGGATATGTGGGGCAAGAATTCAAAAGATCCTGCTATCCTTAATGCACCTAATTCCAAGATGATTATGGGACAACTGCCTCCTAGTATTTCTAAGGGACTGTTCTCTGATACCACTGGACTTGACTTCTCTGGTTCATTTCAAACGGGTAGTCCGGGCGGGGATTTTTCTAGCTATGTTTGGCCGTTGTACAGTGCTGTTGGTTCTGTAGCAAGGAATTTGACTGGAGCGGTTCCCGGTGTGATTAACCAGTTCCGAGAAGGGAAGGACGATAGGCTTAGAACTACTAATCAGGCTGCACGGCTTGCGCCTAATCTGCCCTACATCAAGGGAGCCCTTGAAGAGAACATTGGACATACCAATGCAAAAGGTAACTTTGAATTCCAGCAGATGAATGATGCAGGCACCAACGTAAAGACTGTTGAGCGTACTCCAAGAGAGCAGCTACTACGTAAACTGACTGGCGTTACTCCACTCAGGGAAGCACAGGAACGTGACTTGTCTTATGGACTTAGTCAGCAAGAGAAGGCTAGGACTGATGCAAGAAATTCAATTCTCTCTGAACTAAACACCGAGATTCCAGCTATGGTAGTAAACAATAGATTGGGAACTAGTTATGATGGTAAGAGTAAATTGCAGGATTTGTATCAGAAGTACATGGAGCTTGGGGGTGATTCTGCTGAAATACAGAAGAGAATTCAATCTGTAGGACAGAATGCATTCCAGTCTAACTCAGCTTTCCAGAACCTTAATCGTAATCTTAAGCAGACTCGTGCTTTGATTCGAGCAAAGGAACAAGTAGAGGCATTCAATAAACTTAATGCAGCAAACGCTGAATAATAAAAAGCCCCCAATCTCGTTTGAGAAAGGGGGCTATTTTTTTACTCATCTAAAACAACATCATCACACAAACCAACTTCAACTATCAAGATACCAAGAAACAGTCGTAAGGATGCTGTAGATACAGACAATACACCAGCTTTAAATCCAAGAGGATGATTCTCAGGAAGATCAAGTCCAATAACAACCCCCGGGATAAATGCCAATTTTAGGTAGATCATAGGATTTCACAAGCCCCAGAGGAGCACGCAAGTTCACGCGCTGACGTAGTGCCATCTTCTGTTTCAGTGAAAGTCTCCCAATTGACAACAGGGAACGCTGAAACAGCCTTTTCATATTGCACTTGGTCAATCTCCGTGTACGGAGCCTGCTTGTAGACATGGTCACTATGGGGTAGGAAAGAGACTCCACATAATTCGTCGAAGTGCTCATACACCCATGCTCCTACATGCATCCATTCATTTTCCTTTACATAAACAGTAATAGATACGTTATGATCAGTCCAGTTACGTTTGAACAGGAGATAATGCTCAAGCTGCTCAATCGCAGTACGATCATTACGATACACTGATTTAGCCGGTCCCTTGATAGGGAAGCTAAACACACTAACATCAGGATGATACACATCTGTTTCAACAGGAATTCCCTGTGCAGCCAAGAAGGCACCAAGTGGGTCTTTCTTATCAGACCGCACAGTACGAATATAATACTGACTGTATCGTGGATGAATACCAGATGCAGAGTTCACTAACTGACTTACAGTCCCGGATGGCTTGATTGTAGTACTTGCAGCAGCAGGGTTAATGCCAAGATCAATAGCCCAGCTTCGATTAACAGCTCTGACGAATTCTCGCAAATCCACGAGATGACTTGCCACAACTTCACTTTTCTCATAGTTTCCATTCAATAGTGGGCTATCCATAATGCCTGTCAGGGAAACCCCCAACAGAGCCTCTTCAGCAGTATTCTTGCTCCAAATCTTACGCACATATTGGAAGTCTGTAAGTGTGGCTTGGAATGTACCAAGAATAGTTGCAATTTCCAACTTACGTTTAATATCCTCCCAAGTATCTTCGTACCGTAGGATGGCCTCGGTTAGATTACACACCTGATTTGGTCGAAGACTAATCTCTCCGCAAGGATTAGCACCAAATTCATAGCCGGGATCACGATCAATAGCAGCGGCTGCTTTCTTACTAGCCAGCCGATTAAAGATACCTCGTTCGCCAGAATGAGAATCATACAACGATGCCCATTCTCGCATAAATACACCAATCTCGGGCTTTTCTGTATATGCCACAGAGTTGTTAGCAAGAGTGCGCTGGGAGTTATTTTCCCACCACTGCCCCGTCTTAGCATTTCGCATACGTTCATCACTAAGATTAGACAAACTAATTAAAGCAGAACGTCGCACTCCCCCTGCGATAATAACCTCAGCAATCTTACAAGAAATATCATGACACTCTACAGAGTTTAGTTTGCGTCCTCCAGCCTTCTTAAAGACTCCAACAACAAACAGGAAGAGATCGTTGAGTGGGCTTGGGCCTGAAGCACGGCCTCCAAAAGTCCGGAGTCGAGTTCCTGCAGGTCTGACGCTCGATAGGTCCCATTTAGGCACTTGGCCCTGATAGAGCAGGCCAATGAGTTCGCGGAGTCCTGAAGCCCAACCAATTCGACTATCACGGATCTTAATCGCTGTATCTGACTCATGGAACTCCTCTGCCACTGTAGGCAATTGATTAATGAATTGACGTTCTACACTAAAACCAACACCAGTACCACAACTTAGTACATAAAGCATCTCATCAAATGCACGGGGATCATCAATAGGTAGATAGGAACAGTTAAACCCTGCCATATTATCTCGATCCAGTGCAGGCCCAGCAGTCATCAAGCACCGCATACTGGGCATTACTTCTTTGTTGTAGATTGCAGGAAAAGCGATATCATTAAACCATGCTGCATGCTTTGGATACCGCTTAGCAAAAAAATTACAGTATCTACGTACTGTTTCTTCCCACGTCTCCCGCCTACTCTCTGCTTCAATCCAACGTGCATAACGGGAGAAGCTAATATACTGTTCAAAATCCTTTTCAGTCTGTTGTTCCGTGCTCATAGAATTCTTTGAGTTCCTTTTTTTGTTCTTCGGTTTCAATACTACGGAGGCGGTATGCCTTAGTACCAAGCTGCTCTTCAGTATCCCTCTGACGATTCGTCTTCAGAGTTTTCTTGGTCTTGTAGGACAATTTCGGCAAGGCGGTCAAAGTCATCTTCAATCTTTTCCTTAAGGGCTTCAACAAGCTCTTCAATATCAACTTCCAACAGATCAATTAAATCATGTGGATCATATCTTGCAGTAAGCAAATCAATCAGAGCTTCGAGGTCAAGCATTCTTTCACTCCTTCTGCAGCATTAAGATACCCTCGCAACCAAGAAAGAGTATAAAAAATACAAGCCATAAAAATACCCCATTGTTGATTTACAAATGTAGTATAGAACCAAAAAGGTTGGCTACAAAGACCAAGAATACAACCAATAAATCGTTCCTTTGGTGTTTTAGATTGAGACATAAACAACGCAGAAACACCAAGAATAAAGATAATCATTTGAATATATTGATCAAGCATCATCCAACTCCTTCTTGCATTCCTGCATTGCCTTGGCAAGATCAACTACAAAGTCAATATAATAAACTACTCCAAGAGGATCAGCGGCCTCAAAAGACAAACCACCACAATGAATTACAATCTCCCCAACAGGGGCATCATCATCCTCAAGATACACATTCCAGATTCCATATGTATCCCCCTTTAATACTTCAAGCATTTGGATACTCCATTTCAATCAGCAAATCAATACAATGCTTAGCTTTCCTCAAATCCTCTATACCATTTTTGTTTCTATGCCTACAAACATACTTAATAACATTCCCCTCAATAAAGGGAATTTTATTCTTTGTAATAAATTCAATTGGCTGAATTACAAACTGCTGATAATGATTGCCACCTTCTTGTACATCCAATGCAGACATCAAACACCTCCAGAATTGAACTTAACTTCTTTTTCTTTTACTCCAAGACGATCTTGGAACCAAGCACCACAGTCAGTACATTGATACCGCTGCCGTTGTCGTACTGTATTAGTAAATCCACGCTTCTGGAAATGCACACCTCCACAAGAAGGACAGCAGGAAATATCACTAAACAGATTGTAGTTGGGTGGATTAGGTACCCAAGGAATCAACTTATCATACAACTTCTCAAGAAGGATGGTATCGTTAATGTTATATTCCTTCATAACGGCCCAATCATCTGGACGGTTTTCCATACAACCCTTCCAAAGATCGAATCCTTTATGGTGTGTCTTTGTGCCAATACCCAACTGCTGAGACACAAAATCAAGTTTATTAGAAGCAAACCGGAAGTTTCGCTTGACAACTTGGTAAAGATCTACCTGCTTATATGGCTTAGGGGGAGTCAACCCCAACATCAAGAATTCCTTGTTCAATGTAGGAATGTCAAACTTCTTGCCATTATAATGAACTACCACATCCGCCTCAGAGAGTAGATCGTGGATACGATGCACCATGTCCAGTTCTGTGGATTCATTAAGTCCAGAGAAATAAATAGAACGGTCGCCATACCACTTAGCAGACCAGCATGCTGTACGACCGGGAGTAATGATCTTGTCGTTAGTGATCGTAGTGTTCCAAAGATTGAAGGTATATGCAAGATTCGGAAAGGTTTCAATATCAAGTAGGAGAATCCTCATGAGAGTACAATCTCTTTCTTATCTACTGGCTTAAGATACTCTGGCTTAATAGCTCCCTGTGCAAGCAGTAGATTCAGGCCCTGATTGAAGATAAAGGAAAATTCCTGTTCACTTAGTTCTGCTTCAAACTTAATGGTCTCTCCATCAGGCTTCTGTACTACGGAAGTTACAAACATTCTTCACTCCATTTCTTTATTGTTTCTACGTCAGAGACAGCACACCAAGGAAATCCAAACTTAATGCACCAATCCTTGTGGTCCATCTTTGTACGTGAAATCATCTTATATGGATTAGCAAACACAAAACGAATATCAGCTTCAGGATGTTGTTCTTTAATCAACTGATATTTATGCCGCTCATCATAATCACGTAGATATCCCTTGCATTCTATAAAGATTTTATTTGGCAAAGTAAAATCAATCGTGTACTTATGCTTACTTTCTGGTACTGTATATGCTAGGTGGTCTTTTTCATAAACTTGTTCAATACCCAAACTAGTTAGAATGTCTCCGAAGTCATCTTCGAGTTTGCTACGATGTCCGGATTCCCTCTTTTTTCCATGTTTACGCAAAGTTCGTCCAATGCCTTTCTGAAGTCCGCTTCATTATTGTATGTTTGTAGATACTGCCCATCAAACAACTGCCAAGGCTTACGCCAAAGATGTACAAGATTGTAATTAATAGTGAAACGTTTATCGTCTCCATAAGCCTCCCGGACAATATCAGGATAGTCAGGAGGGCCACCACGTAATAGAATCTTTTCTGCTGTAGCAGGACCACAGCGATTAATAGGACTAATAATGTTGTCAATGCGGTCACCCATCAACATCTGTTTCCAGAAGGTGTGCCACGCATCATCATAGTTTACTTCAATTAAGGTTGCTTTGTCAAGATGGTAATGCTTTCCGGGGAACTGCTGCATGTCTTTGTCGATGGTACATGCAACTGTGTCGTCTGTTTGCAAGCATGCGAGCATGTCGTCTGCTTCACAGAAGTTTGCATACTTGAAATGATCTTTGTAATATTCCTCTGCGAACTTTTGCAGATCATGGAAGCAGGCTGGCTTTTCTCCAGTTCGATTCCCTTTATATTCTTTAAAAAGTTTATACCGGAAGTTCGCATCTTTTCCTTTCGGAGTACACCACAATGTATATTGTTTAGTGTTGACTTTTTCTAGAATATTATCTACGTAGTCAACAAGTAGTTCAATACATTGCGCTAGGTTAAGAGGTTGTGGCTCAGAAAACCCCCTTTCGAGGGCTTCCTGTTTCTTATACTTAGCCACATAGCTGCTTCCTGCAGAACACTTCCACAGGACTACATCCATGTCGATATTGGCGTGCATCAGATATCCAAATATTTAATTGTAATTAGAACAAGACAAGCAGACAAGCAGATACTTAATACTAAAAAAGCAACTGCAACCGAGGTTTCAATCATAATTAGAACTCCACATCTCCATCTTCATCGAGAACTGCATCTGTATTCTTATTTACCTTAGGTGCAGACTTCGCACCAGTATCAATATCAGGATCAAACTTACCAAAGACGATATCCGCAAACTGCTGTACAATAGTTGCAACATCATTGATAGTTGCCTTCTTATTTCCA